AAAGTCTGCTCAGTGAATGCGCCTTGTGGCAATGTAAGTTCTACGCGACGAACGCCTGCTGGATTCTGAGTACGAATAACCGCATCTCCACCAAGCATAAGTTCCTGTACGTCCGAAGGAAGGACGATTGGAGCCTGAACAGATTTCTCTGCTGCCTCCATTGCAAGAAGTGCGAATCTGTTGCGAAGCAACTGGATTCCGATGATGTCATCGAATTGACCACGCATTTCGCCATCGACAGATGGCTTACGTGCAACAACAATCATCATCTTGCCTAATGGATTCTTTGCTGTGGACAAAACTAAGTTGCCCTTTGTTGGAAGATATACCACCGACTGGTCTTTGTCGTAGTAGCGAATCATCTCAACCTGTTGATTCAAGTCTTGTTGGTAACGAAGTTTTCCAAGCAAGTCGTATTCAAACTCAGGAAATAGCGAGACCAATTCGCCAAGTGTCATCATATAGCGTTTCGCAAAAGCAACGCACCGTCCATAGCGGTCAAATTCAGGGTAAGCACCTATTGGGTTTTCTAGGCGGATACGCGGCAGTTTTGCTTCTTCATCCAGTTCTACTACGAACGGGAGGAATCCATATGTGATATACCAGTCCGCCCCTTGATACATTTGTACAGCCAAATCTGAATGAGCAAAATAGTTAGAGGCAATGCGAGTACGCGTATCAGCGAATTTGCGAGCACGGTCAGAAACCGAATTCGCCGCGTTACAGTTAACCGCTGGTAGTGGCGCCATAACCTCTGAGAGGTCTCGTGCAACAATATCCACAAAATTTGCAACGACATTGGCATCTACCCCATCTGGAAAAAAGTCAGGATAGACAGTGGCAATCTGCCCCTTACGAACAGCAAGGACGTCGAGATTACGCTGGTCCCTGTCTGCAGCACGGTAGCGCAAAGAGGTAACTCGCGCAGCAATCTGTTCTATTGAAAGTGCCATTATTTCCTAACTAAATCTTAATATGTATTGTAGATTGGATTAACGTTTTTGCCACCCTTACCAGTAATTCCACCAGAAGCGCGACCAGTCATTCCTCTTTTAATTCTTGTTTGCTCAGCCTTTGTTTCCCCGCGTTTTTCAGCAGATTTTGCTCTTGCTTCAGAACGAGAAAGTTCAGCAGCGCGGGAGTTTTGCATAAGTAAAGCAGCCTTTGATTCTTCTTTTGTTGGTTGACTTACTAAATCTCTAACTACTTTTTTTACACCACTTGCTTTCCCGCGACTAAGATTCATTGCTGTTTCTTGTAAAGTGTATTCAGCCTGTGAGCCACCAAGCATTCCAGCAGATGATGGTTTTTGTCCAGAATATACTCTTGCTTTTTCCGCTTTGCGCGACACTTCACTAGCGCTTTGACGTTTTATTTTTGCCATCGTTGGTTCCTATCCGTATATGTTCTGCCATTGTTCTGCAATGGCTTCATCAATATTGACGCTCATTCGGCGTTGTGTCTGAGACCTTGTAGCCCAGCGATTTTGTACCCAGCGCTGTTGCTGAGTTCCGTGTTGCATCATTTCGCGCAAGCGAATCACTGCAAACCATAAAGCCATAACGCAGTCGGTAGCGTTTCTAGTCTCAGGCTTCCAGGTAATTAACTGCTGTACTAATGCCTTAAGACCTTCACTACCTTCATTGCTCGGTAGTTCTATTAAATTGTTATCCTGGAATCTTCCATCTCTAAGAGAGCCAAAAAGACCTGCCATAGAAGCCACACCAAAGTTAGTGTCCCACTTATTCTTACCAGTGAAGTGAGAATTGAGTTGGCATCCGTACATCGACAACCAGTTCCGCAAGTCGTCATCGAGTGCGTAGGCTTTCTGGTGTGCGTTGATTTCAATTCGTAATTCCTGTGGTCTGTAGCGTTCGACCCAATCTTCAATTAGATTTCGAATTTTGCTCGGTGTTGGGTCTGACATATTCACGGCATCGAGGATATAAATCATCGAATCAATCTTGTTGTATGTTGCAATCACTGCTGCGGTATTGCCCGTCATAGCGGGGTCAAGACCTATAACGGTATAGCCCTCGACTTGTTTTGGATGACCTGGAGCGCCTGGCTTAAGTGGTCCGCGCTTTCGCATACCGTTGACACATCCTGCAACTGCTGCTGGCGGAAAGATAGCGTCTTCGACGACATCTTCCTGCTGATAGACCATAGCCCAAACAGAGGGAGCAACTTCGCTTCTTCTCGTGAAGAGAGCGGGTCCGTCCCATTTTGGATATAGTCCTTGCTCATCAGGTTCATCATTCTCGCCCTCAGGGCGGTCTGTCTTTGCCCACAACGTTTTCCAACCAGTGGGCTTCTCATCAAACTCGAGGACCGCTGGCATAGCCATATAAGTGAATGGCGATTTACCACCAGTCCAGTTAGAGCCGTCCCGTATTTGTTTGTATAGGTCAACGGGAGCAACACGGGTTCCTACGATAAGTAGTTTCCCGTGTCGTCCCAAACGCGTGATAACTTCTTTCTGAAGCCACTCAATTTGCTTCTCCCACTCGTGGGCGTTGGAGTTCATCACGACATCGTCTAGGATAATCAGGTCAGCGCGAGCACCGTAAATCTGAGACCCAAAGCCAAGGGCTTGTACGGTAGGGTCTTTCTCGCCAGAATCTCTGCCTGTGCCTAGGTAAATCATATCGGCGGACCACGTAGGAGAGTCCGCCTTGTAGCCACCATTAGGACCGAAAGCCATCTGGAGTTTAATCCAGGACGGGTGGCTTAAGCGGGTCTTAATGGCTGAAAGGAACTTACGTGCCATACCCTGGGTTTTAGAGACCAGGATAATTCTTATGTTCGGGTTAGTCGCAATTCGGTAGGTGACGTAGTTGATGGTCAGTACCGTGGACTTAGCGTGTTCAGGTGGAACGTTAATCAGGACTCGGTTATGAGCGCCCTGTTCGAAAATCATAGACGGGTGTAGCCAGGATGGCTCCCGTCCCTCAAGTAAATCTATCCAGACCCTCTGGTGTGGGAAAATCTTGGTATCGAGGAATTCTTCCGAGAACTGCTCAAAGGAAATCTCCTTGAGGTTCTTTAGGTCAGCCTTGATGCCTTTGCCCTCTAGGCGAGCCTTATCGGCTCTAGCCTTAAAGTCAGGGTCAGCCATCGTCCACTGCCGGAAGGTCACTTCGTTTCGGTTAACCGACTCCATAGCCGCCTTGATGGTGCTACCTTGGGTCAGTTGATGAAGTACCCTCTCCTGGGCTTCGCCCTTTGGGATGTCAACTTTTCCTGCTTTTCGTCCCATCAGTTACCCCCGTTAAAACCTATAATAAACACCCACCAATAAACGGTCAGAATATGGGCACCTGATATATATAATATATAATTATTTATATATAGAGCGGAGCGCAGCCCGCAAGAGGCGGAGCGACGCTCCGTATAGATATATAAAATATCTATACATATAAGATAACCTGTTTAAATCGGAAAACCGAACAGGTTTTCAGGAAATATTTTAGAAAGTCGCCCTTTGGGCTCCTATATGTCCGATTTATATAGATATTAGGGCGATATAACAGAAATATTTTGGGTGAGTATATAGATATAAAAACGTGAAATTTAACAAGCCTGGGGTCAAACCGCCTTGAGCGGTGGCGTCCTCTAGGCAGACTCTCTCCCCACGGCAGGGGTCTGTTCTTCCGGCAGGTCTTAAGACATATTCGATAGAAATAAAATCGGGATTCTCTTAGATAAATAACGTTAGTTCCTAGCAAATCCTCAGAGTGTAGGGATATTTGGGAGGGGGAACTATCCCCCCGCACATCTAGCGCGGGTCATTATCTAGGGCATCGGAAGATTAAAGATACATAAGTGTTTCGAAAATAGGGGGAAGAATAGGGGGAATCTGTAGAACATCTGTTCGGGTAATAATGTGATGGACATCACAGGGTTAAAAGTTGCGCCTTAGGGCGCGAAATGGTTCACTCTGACAGTGGGCGGAAATACCGCTCAAGACAGGGGAGAAAATGAAAAAGACATTCAAGGCGGACGGAATGAGTTTCTCAATCGAAACCGTGCCATCAGTAACACTAGAAAAGACCGAGAATCTCTCGGTGATTACCAAGGCTCTCGAGGACGCTCACGCGATTATCCAAGAGAGGACAGGCGCACCTCGCGCCACGATTCTTGTTACCCGTAAGACAGGGCGGACAATGGGACACTTTACTCACGCCAAGATATGGAAAGCGGGCGAGGATAATTTCCACGAGATTATGGTCTCGGCGAACTATTTCGCCCGAGGTGCCCGCGCCGTCCTCGGAACTCTTCTGCACGAGGTGGCTCACTCTCTCGATTTGCAGAATGGAATCCAAGGCGTGACAGGCGACGGCTATCACAACAAGAAATTCAAAGCCACCGCCGAGGCTCTTGGGCTCACCATCACACAGGCAAAGGGCATAGGGTGGAGCCTCACCGAGGTCTCCGATTCTTGTGCGGAGCGATGGGCGGAGGCGTTAGCCCTTATCGAAAACGCTCTCGTCCTAATGGCAGACAATGAACAGGCAGGCAAGACTAAGGGACGGAACAAGAATCTCAAAGTGGCAGTGTGCGGTTGCGATGAGAAAATCCGCCTCTCGGCGTCGGTTCTTGAAAAGTGCGCCCCGATGTGTCAGAATTGCGAGGAACCTTTCACGGTCAGAGAGTAACAAGGCGAAACCTAGCCCCGAGAAATCGGGGCGACGGTCTCGAGGTAAACGCCTCGACTGATGAGCCTCAGAACTTTTCAGACTTAAGACAGGAGAAATGAAAGTGACACTAGAAGAACTACGCGAGACCATCGCCGACGGCTTCAATTACAGTTCCAAAATGGCAGCAGATGAAAGTCTTAAAATAGAATATCGCACCTACCAAGCAGGACGAGCAGGCGCACTAATGCAAGTTCTCGGACATCTTCTTGATGTAACGAGTGAAAAGGTGGGCGCATAGCAGATAGCCCCCGCACTGTAAGACGGCGCAGGTTCAAGACCTAGCGGGGGCACGATAGGGGAAAAGTTCCTCTATTACTTAAGACAGGAGAAACAAAATGTACGACAACGATTTCCTCACCATCTCATTAGACCAATGGGGCTTCACAATTAACAGCGAGCCTTTCTACGTTTCGATTACCTGGGGAGTTATCGCTCTAGGTGTCTCGGTGTTCGCACTAATGAGGGTGCTAAAGATACGCAAACGGAGCAAGTGACATAAATCATAGCCCCGCACCCTTGACAGGGGGCGAATGGAGCGAGACCATAGCGGGGCACGAGTAAGGCGAGAGAGTCTCGCTTTACTACTTAAGACAGGAGAAAATAAAATGAAAACAATGGCACAAGTACAAGCAGAAACGCTAGATGATGACGTGAAGCGTATCGTAGGAGCGGAGCAATTCGCTAATGACTGGCTCTTGGTTACAATGAACGACCAAGAGAGTTACGAAATGCTAATGGCAGAAGTAAAGACGCGGGATAGCGTCGCAGATATTAGCGACGCATTACGCGGAGAATGGGAAGAGTTAGCCGAGCAGGTAGTAAACCTAGTTGAGGAAAAGATTAGCCCAACTGCCTCACTACTTATCGCGCAAATGTTACAAGGTCAGGGTTCCCTCCCTTTTGACATCATCGCCCGCCAGGCTATCAAATCCTACGAAGAGACACTATAAACAACGACTTAAGACAGGAGAAAAAATGAGCCAATGGACTGTATGGGTAGGCGGTGTAGAGGTAAACGCCTACCTAATCAACGACAAGAGCGAAGCGGTAAACCTCGCTCAATATTGGACGGCAGAAGGTTACGACGACGTAATCGTGGAGGAGGTGGCAAATGTCTAGGTGTGGAATTTGCGGGGGAAAAATAAGTAACACCATCGTACCTCACGGAGCAATTTGCAAAGACGATACTCGTGCCTTAAGTCGTGGAATGTGTGGCGACTGCCTGGTTCCATTAAGCGAATGTGCTCACCGACCAAGTGAGCGACATCACAAAAGAAACACTAGACAACGCAACAACAGAAGCGTAATGTACAACTAAAGCAAAACACCAACTAACAGACAGGAGAAAAAAATGCTACCGAACAAAACGCTAGACGCTTTGACCGAAGGACGGGAAGGTTTTGACTACGACACAGAGGGCAACTTTACGGGGTGTGGTGGAGAAAAAGCAATAGACCTACTCAGACTTCACTACTTACACTCAGCGTTAGAGTTAGAACTTAAGACAGGAATGAAAATCTCAGGCAGAGTAAAAACTTTACGTGTTGCTAATGAAATGCTAGGAACAAATTACAAACGCAAACAGCAAGCGTTAGAACACTTAAATCAGATTATGAAACTAGCGGGCGAGATAAGAGAGGGGGAGTGATATGGATTTTCTAACTAATACCTACGTAGAATGGTTGCCTGCCTTGCTGCAACTAATCGCGTATGTCTTTATTCTATTTGCTGGAGCCGTGCTTTTTTGGTGGGTTTCAATAGTAGTTACCGACTTAATCAAACGACTTAAGACAGGAGTTAAACAATGGAAACACGTATAAAATTTCCGCTTACATTGGACGTTGATTCTTCCTTGACAAGGGAGCAACTCTACAGAATACTAGATGACCACCTAGAATCTTTACTAACAAAGGGCGTAGGTGTAAGTATGTACCGATACGAACTACCAAGGAAAGGAATTAAAAGTGAAAGTTAAAGACATCACCGCACAACTGAACAACAAATACTCAGCAGATGATGAGGTTATGTTCGCCTGCTGGGATTCAAGTTACAAAGAAACAAGCGACGAAGTGTGGAGTAAAGCCGTCGAGATATTCGACAGCGAGGACAACAGGTATCAAATGTCCGACTACATTTCGGACGTAATAACAGATGCAGAAATCTTTTTCGAGAAACGAAAAGAGCAAGCCGAGTTAGGCATTGACTCTTATCTTCACGACCTAGCAGAGAAGGAGTTAGATAATGAAAACGTATAGAGTTACATACGAAATAAAAGGTGTGCGAATCATTGACGTAACTACAAACAAACAAGTCCCCGAGAATTGGGAAAGTCTTAAGACAGAAGAACAAGATGAGTGGCTATATGAGAATCAGGATTACTCTGTCTTAAGTAGTCAAGATATAGACTACGGTAAAGCAGTTTCAATTCTTGAATTGCGTAGCAACTTAAGGACGGTGTCTTAGTGTTCGAAGATGTGGAAAGAATTCCCGAGTGGCACAAAGAAGCATCGTGCTCGAACCACCCCGACCCCGACCTGTGGTGGTATCAGTCTTACCGCCACGAGGACGAACAACAATTACAAATACTCAGAATGGCAGAGGCTCTATCTATTTGCAACGACTGTCCCGTTCGAGAGTTATGTCTTAATGATGGATTAAAGGACGAGAACATAGTTCCTGGTTCTATTTGGGGTGGTATGCTTAACTATGAAAGACGCGTTCTACGAAACAAGAGGCGGGCAGCAACTTTCAGGTCAGAGACCCGAATGGTCAGACAAGTCCGCAGACTGGTGCCAGTAAAGACATTATGAAGAAGCGTTTAATTGTCTTGAGTTTACTGATTACAGTGGCAGGAACTACCCCCTTGCTTTCCCCTAAACTTAAGACAAAACCGCAGGTCAGCACGGAGATTCACGCCACGCAGGCAGAGAAGAAGCGCAACAAAGCACTAGCAAAACAGTATGCTTGGGCAGGCTACGGTTGGCGTGGCAAGGAATGGAACTGTGTTGATTATATCTTTACTAAGGAAAGTCGTTATGACCATCTCGCCAAGAACAGGCAAGGTTCATCGGCATTTGGTATTGGGCAACGGCTTAAGGAAACTAGCAAAGACCCCGCCATACAAATCCTTCACGCATACAAGTACATCGTCCACCGATACAGAACACCGTGCAACGCAATGAAGTATCACTTAAGACATAATCATTACTGATGATAGACTTAAGAGGCGAACCAACTATGGTCTGTGTATGTGGGTGCGCTATGTGGAACATAACTGTAATGTGGGACGAAGAGACTAGAACAGTAGGATGGTACGACTTAAGACAGGAATGTAAACAGTGCGGTGCTATCGCAACCGCCCCGACGGAGATAGATTAGGACAATGCCAACATACGAATACAGATGTGATAATTGTAAGACGCATATAGAAACACCGGAGCATTACGAGTTCGGTCCCGAGTGCATTGGGTGCGGACGTAATATGTCAAGAGTGTGGACAGCACCAGCAGTTCAGTTCAAAGGCTCAGGCTTTTACAAAACTGATAATCGTTAATCTTCTAGTTCTTCTTCCTCAGATTTTTCAGGATAATCATTATCGGGAAATGGTCTGAAGCCACCAAGTTTTCTAATCAAACGATTTATTGCTCGCTTGTGTCTCATACGACTAGCATCTTCAGTTCCAAGACTTAAGAAGTTAGCCATCTCTTTGAAGTCCATAGCCTCAGCGTGACGCATAAAAAGAATACGCCTATCTTCCTTGCCTAGTTTCCAATATGCATAGTCAATTTCTATCATCATAGCAACTAGATTACCGCCCTCTGCTGGAGCCGACGGGCGACCTACTCTACCAAGATTAAGTTTATGTGCTGTGTTATATTCACTTCTTAAGACTGGAGGTAGCAGTGCCTCGACTACTTCCGGTGCATAGTAATACAAATCAGATACATCATAACCAATGGTCTTTGCTTTCCAACGCTGGCAATAATCTAATGCTTGATTACGTAGGCTACGATAGATTAAATTCTTTGCATCTTTCTCGCCTTTGGCTTCCCACTCATCTAACTTATTTGGGTGCTCAGCGAACCACTCATAAAGACTCTGTCTTATGTCATCAATTTCTACCATATCAAATTTCCTGGAGTATTCCAAGGCTACAGAGTCAACAATGAATTGCCATCTCTCAATACGTTCCCAGTTCATAGCAGTTTAGTTCCCCAATTTATATCAAGCAATCCAATTTTCTTTATGCGGTTATTATTATTAGCAAACTCAGTAGTTGTGGGCAACCATTTATCCTGCCACTTCATATCAAATTCAGCCTTAAGAATTGAATCAAGGTCAAAAAAATAGACCCCTTGCGGGGTGTAATTTATGTAGCAAGGAGTATAAGATAACTTACCTGCCTCAGTCATTAAGAAATCATATTTATATTTCTCAATAATCAGTTCGTCGTAGTGTGTCTTTCTTGATTTAAGTTCTATAAATAACTTTGCTTTATCTGACTGGCAATCAAAGCCATCGAACTCGGACTCTGACCTGGCAAGGTCGGGGAAATGATTAGTCTTTAACCAATCAAAGAGTTGTTGTTCGTTCACTATTTACCCCATTGATTTCTTAAGACAAGAAGACCAATGATTGCGTAGTTTGCTAGGTCTTTGAACGAGTCTTCGAGAGATTCATATTGTGGATTGTCGACCCCTTTATCAACGAGGTTGTTGATGCGGGCGAGTTTGTCGTGCATACGTACTCGCAATCCATTGACAGGTCCACCTGGCGATTCAGAAATATTCTTCGGACCGTAATCAATATGTTTCTTAAGTAATAAGGCTTGGAGTTCATTGAATGTATCCTCTACATTTTTCGTGAAAGCAGGGGAACTTTTAAGGTAATCGTCAAGACTGATTCTTCCTTCTGATACGAGGTTACTGCGTATCCCTGTCCCGTTAGATGCGAGATAATCTGCCATATCTCCTCACGCTCCGCTCTCGTTGTCATCAGGATTTTTCTCCTCTAATAGTTGCTTAAGTGAATCGTCGAACCTTAACATCTCGTTCTGAACCACCACATCCTCAATCAACTCTTCGAAGGCGGGAGACGTTGTCTCCGCTGCAAATAGTGTAAC